AGAATGCTGCTACTGGTTCCACCAGCCTCGTGTTGGGCGCCACTGCTGGCAACATCGTCACGCTGAACGCAGCGCAGACGGATATCACCGGTTGTAGCTACGCTGATACTAACGGCGTAATCGCGCTGTCCATGCCGTACCTGGCTCTGCCCACCACGGCTGGCAACAACGAAGCTTCGCTGGTGTTCACCTGATCTCTGTTCATGGCCTTCGTCCTCAAGAAGACTGCTTCCTACAAGTGGGAAGTCAAAGTTGAGATCCCGGTTGACGGGAATCGCTTCGAGTCTCAAACGTTCGAGGCAGTCTTTAAGAAGATCAGTCGTTCGGCTTTCAATGCTCTCGTCGAGAAGGGTGATGACGCCCTGCTTGATGGGATCCTTGAAGGCTGGGATGGCATCAATGACGAGTCCGGCAAGCCGGTTCCTTTTACTGAAAAGAACAAGAAGGAACTGTGTGACGACCCTTACGTCATGAAGGCTTTGATTCAGGCGTATGCCGATAGCGTCACTGGAGCGCCGGCAAAAAACTAAAGGCCGCCGCTGAGTACTGGGCGAAAGGCGGCGTTGTAGACGAACGTGAGGCCGACCTGAAGGCTCTTGGCGCAAGCGAGGAGCAGATCGCCGCTGCACGTCTTCAAACTGCACAGCAGGACTGTGAAATCTGGGAGGAGAACTGGGAAGTTGTGTTGATGTTCATCCGCATGTCGACCCAATGGCACACGAGCATGGCTGGATTGACAGGACTGATCTACCCGAGTTTGGAATGGCTCTGTAAGCTGTATTCAGTCAAGGATCCTGTTGCCATCTTCGAAGGCGTGCAGGTGATGGAAATGGCTGCCCTGGCCGTTCTGAACAGCAAACGCAAATGAGCCAAACCACTGAGCTGCTGCTGAGGATTAAGCAACAGGGCGGTGAGCAGCTCACGAGGTTGTCTGGCAGCTTCAAGAATCTGGGGCAACAAGCTGCGGCTGCAAACGTCAATTTCAAAGAAGTATCTGATGAACTGAGAAAGATTCAACAGACTTCTGCGAACAGCATCAATAATCTCAAAGGCTATGCAAATGCATGGCGTGAGATTGCAAATAGCGTTGAGATTGGCACTGCTGAATTCAAACAAGCAAACGCTGAAGCAGCGAAACTTGAGGCACAACTGAGGAAAGTCCAGCCTGGCGGTCGCGGACGTCTTGCTGCTGGCGCACAGATTGCGGGGACGATTGCTGGTGCTGGCGTGTTTGGCGGCCTTGAAGGGGCTGCTGGCGCTGGTATTGGCGCGATTGTCGGTGGTGTTCCTGGTGCAATTACCGGCGGCGCAATTGGCGCTCAGGTCGGGATGTTCCGCCAAGGGCTTGGTGATGTTGCCACTTATGCGGCTGAACTGAGCAAACAACGCCAAGCATTGCGGCTAGTCACCAAGGATTCGTTTGAGTACCAACGGGCGCTTTCGTTTATCAACCAAACCAGCCGTGATTTGGCAATTCCGCAGGAAATTATCACCCGCCAATTTACGCAGCTAACAGCTTCAGTCAAAGGCGCTGGCGGCAATGTTCGCGATGCAGAAAAAGCATTTATTGGCGTTGCCTCTGGCATTCGAGGCACTGGCGGCAGCCTTGAGCAGCTTGATTCGGCTCTGACCGCAACTTCTCAGGTCTTCAGCAAGGGCAAGGTTTCCGCTGAAGAATTGCGGCAACAGATCGGTGAGCGTTTGCCTGGTGCATTTAGCCTGTTTGCCAAAGCTCTTGATATGACGCCTCAGGAGCTTGATAAGGCACTTGAAAAAGGTCAAGTCAGCTTGCAGGACTTCCAGCTATTTGCAGAAAAATTATTCCTTGAATACGGCGAAAGCGCAAAGATTTTGGCTGATGGTCCAGATGCTGCTGGTGATCGCCTGAAGACTCAATTAGCGGAACTTAAAGGCGCAATTGGTCCGATCCTCAAGGACATGGGCGCATCGTTCCAAAACTTTGCCAGTGAGGCCATTAAGTCGTTTTTGAGCTTGGGCAAAGAACTTGAGCGTTTTGGGCGCTTAATGGAAGAGAAATTTGGAGGAAAGTTGCTTGATAATGCAATTAGAAATGTAAAAGCGCAGGACGCAATTATTAAACAACTTGAAGCTGAACAATTGGTTCGCGTTGATGGATTATCAAAAGAGGAAAAAAGCCGGCTTTCTCTGGCAAGGGCTTTACGTGCTGGCTCGATGCAAATTATTCAAGGCGCCAAGGCTGGTCCTGAAGCGCCTGTGCCAGAGAAGCCATCAAATCTGCCTGGCATTGACACCACTGGCGGCGGCGATTCCAAATCAATCTTGAATAAATTGCAGTCCGACTTTTCGCGTTCTATTGCTGTACTTGGTCGTCAGTTCAACAATGAAGCACGCAAGCAACTGCTCAATGACGTTTTAATTACTGAACAAAAAATTACAGCCGCACTGAAAAAGGGAAATCTTGATGAAGCTGAAAGGCTGAGAATTATCCAGCGTCGCAAAGCACTTGAAATCACCCGCGATGTTTTGATTAACGAAGAAAGTGCATTGGAGGAAAGGATTTCTCAGGGCAAAGCAAAAGGTCTTGATATTACAAATGCTCAAATTCGCTTAGACGCAATCAGGCTTGAGCGAGAGCAAGCCGTAGCCGACATCAGGAAACTTGATAACGATGAGTTGGCAAAAACTGTTTCCTTCTTAAATCAAATTAAAGAAAAACTGCCTACCTACAAAGGCGGTGAAGTAGAGCAGATAACTGTGTTCGGAAGAATGAAGGAGGAGATTGACGCACTCAAACAATCGTTTGAAGACATCCAACCCCGCTTGACTGATCTGGCTGGCAACTTGTCAACCAGCCTTGGCACTGCATTCAGCAACCTTGTGTTCTCGGCTCAATCAGCGCGTGAGGCGCTTGGCACCTTGTTCCAAGACATTGCCAAATCATTTCAGAACATGGTGATTCAAATGATCAACGATTACCTGAAGCTGCAAATTATGACCTTCTTTAGGAATCTTTTTGCCCCTGCGCCCGTCAGTGTTGCTGGCAATTACTTTGGCGGTGGTGCGCCCAGCATGTTCACCAACCCTTCGTTCGGTGTAGGCACTGGAAGTTTTGGTGGTTCGTTGCTGCCCAGCTTTGCAATGGGTGGGATCATGACTGCCAACGGTCCGCTCAAACTCAAACGCTACGCCGCTGGTGGCATTGCAACTGGTCCACAGCTCGCTATGTATGGCGAAGGAAGCCGTCCTGAAGCCTATGTGCCTCTTCCTGATGGTCGTAGCATTCCTGTAACCATGAAAGGTGGTGGGGTCGGTAATGTTGTGGTGAATGTCGATGCCAATGGCAGCAACGTTGAAGGCAACGGTCAGCAGGCCAATGCACTTGGCAAGGCAATCGGCATTGCCGTTCAGCAAGAGCTGATCAAGCAGAAACGTCCTGGAGGCTTGCTCGCGTAATGGCCACTTTCAACGACGCCACTGTTGGCACTAGCACAGGCGGCACCACGCCTGATTTCGGTGCGTCACGTAAAAGTCAACCCAATGTGCGCAAGGTGCAGTTTGGTGATGGCTATGAGCAACGGCTCACTTATGGCCTGAATCAAAACCCACGCATTTGGGATTTGACTTGGACAGCTAAGGACAGCACGGATGCCGATGCCATTGAGGCATTCTTTGATGCCCGCGCTGCTGATAATGCCAGCTTCACTTGGACGCCATTGGATGAAGCAACGGCTTACAAGTGGGTCGTGGAGAGTTGGTCGCGTGATCTTCGTTACGCCAATGTGAATACGATTACAGCCACCTTCCGTCAAGTATTTGAACCCTGATGGCGTACTCGGCTTGGGCTAGTTCAACTGCATACGTCGTTGGCGATATTGTCCGCGCCAGCAGCCTGCAGGCATCCGGCCTCGTCTTCCAATGCACCACGGCCGGCACCAGCGCCAGCACCCAACCCGCCTGGCCAACCGACATTGGCAGCACCATTACCGATGGCACGGTTGTCTGGACGGCGATTAGCAGCGTCTACGAGGAGCTGGCCGCACTGGCACCGAGCGCCATCATCGAACTGTTCGAAATGACGCTGGACACCACCCTGCACGGCAGCAGCGACACCTACCGCTGGCACAACGGCTGCAACGCCAACGTCACTGGCAACATCACCTGGAACGGCAACGCTTACGCCCGCCTGCCCGTTAAGGCCGACGGTTTTGAATACAGCAACACAGGCACCCTGCCACGCCCCACGCTGACCATCAGCAATCTGGATGGCACCATGACCACGCTGCTGTTGTTGGTCAACGCCACCACACCCGGTAACGACCTCGGTGGCGCCACGGTCAAGCGCATCCGCACCCTGAAAAAATACCTTGACGGCGAAACCGCCGCAGACCCGCACGCCAAATTCCCCGATGAGGTCTGGTATGTGGACCGCAAGTCAAGCGAAAACCGCGATTCGGTGAGCTTTGAGCTGGCAAGCAAATTCGACCTAGCTGGCGTGATGATTCCCAAGCGCCAAATCATTGCCAACATTTGCCAATGGAAATACCGCAGTACCGAATGCGGCTACACCGGCAGCATTTACTTTGACGCCAATGACAACAATGTGGCAACGCTGGCAGCGGATGTATGCGGCAAACGAATTTCAAGCTGCAATGCCCGCTTTGGGCAGTTTGTCCGTCAGGCTTCAATTACTGCTGGCAGCGATCAAATGATTGTTACTGGCGCAACATTTGGCGTTGAAGTTGGCGCCTCAGTAAAGGGCTTTGGCGTACCGAGCGGCACA